CCGTAAGATGGATAACTAAAATGGCTGTTTTCTACATCCCACCGGAAAACATTGGCTCTCTTGGCAGACTGCCTTCAGATCAGCAATTCACAGGCGCACTTGACAGTTTGCCTTTTGATGAAATGCAAAACCCTCCTTTGCAGCTCGCTGGATTGGGTCGTAGGGCATTCCTTAAAGGTCTTGCTGCAGTTGCAGGAACTGGCGCAACCAGAAAGTTGCCAATTGATAAAATTGATGAAGTTGCGCCAGTTGCTAAAAAAATGGAACTTTCTCTTCCAAAGAGTTTATTTGACCTGCCAGCACTCAGAAAACAAACAGACGACTACATAGACATGGAGTTCGAGAACAACATCTATCAACTCGACGATGATGAAATCTCTGAAATTATGAAGGGATACTATACTAATAAGGAACTGAAAAGTTTTGGTATAGATCCAAAAGAAATAACAGCCGACGATTTGTTAAACCCTAATGTTTTTGACGAATTAAAGAATGACATGGAGTTGAATCCAGCAGCTGCAGCCGATGATGTATCAATTTTTGAAGACATGCAAGAAGAAATGCTAGATTATCTTACCGGTAAATTAGAGATCGGTGACCTTGATTCTACAGACCCTACTGGTGCTTACAGTGTGGTTAAATCACTTACAGAAGATTATGGCCTTGACAGAGAAGGGATTGCTAATTATATCACAGAGTCTCTTTCTGACAAAACAAGAGAAGCATCTAAACGCTGGAATCGTTCGCAGACATCAGACTAATGCCAGCTGGTTCCAAAATCATCACAAGGCTGACCGACGACGCAGTGCGTTGGGTTGAGAGTCTTTCTCGCAAGCTCGGCGAAGCCCCTAAAACCCGCTGGTCTGAGCCCACAGATCCTGAATATGTTGCTGAGCAAGCTGGTGAGAGATTGGTTAATCTTTCAGAGCAAGCCCCGCAGATGCTCGACATTTATAATGATAAGGCTCTTTATCAAATCTTGCAAGAGGCAGAGGCTGGAGAATCTTCTCTCGGGCTCGTGTCCCCCGAAACATTTCGTCGGGCTGCGGCGGAGATTCCGATGGATGATCCGTACATCCGTCAGCTTGTCGGAGAAAAAGTTCAAGCCCTTTCTGATCTGATCGAGTCTGGCATCCCACTTAGCGACGTCCCATTTTTATCAGTAGATAATCCTATTGACAGAGTGGCGCAAACTGTAGGGCATGAAGGTCGCCATCGCAGCAGAGCTTTTGAAGCTCTCGGAGAGCCAGACCAGCTTGTGAGGTTCATACACAGAAGTAGAAACCAACCATTGTCTGACCTCCCCAAAGACACTCAGCTTTATAGCGAGATCGGTGGGATGCAGAGAGAGGGTGGTGGAAAACCAATCGGCACTCTCGGCGAACTCATAAAGTTTTTAAGCATTGCACCCCCGGTTGGTGCTCTTTCTCAGCTACCGGAAGAGGCTGAAGTTGAATAGGTCTTCCTTCTCGTCACTAATGTCTAAAGGAGACAAAAAGATGATGCATGGAAAAAAGAAACCCATGAAGAAAAAGCCGATGAAGAAGAAGCCGATGAAGAAAGGCAAGAAGAAGGGCTACTAATGCCAGAAGAAAATGACGTCGTTATGGTCGTCGTCACTGGTGTTTCCACAAAAGGGAAAATAAAAGATGACGGTGAGCGACCTTCTGAGAGCGATCAAGAAAAGGCTCCGCGATCAGAAAGCGACGATAGCGAATGATATGGTTGAGGGGCGCATGAGTGACCTCTCAGCCTATCATAAAAACGTCGGTGTTGCAGAAGGCTTAGAACAAGCCTGCGAAATCATCGACGAGATGTTGAAAAAACTAGATGAAGGAGACGAATGATCATGCCTCGTCAGCATGTTGAAAAAATCATTGTTGATGAAGAGTCTGAGTCGAAGATTGGCTCGCATCAACTCCCTCGCCCGATCGGCTGGAAAGTTCTTGTTCAGCCGAGTCAGGTGAAAAAGAAAAGCAAAGGCGGAATCCTTCTGCCTTCTGAATCTCAAGACGCTCAGGAATATCTGACCGCACACGGCACCATCTTGGCGATGGGCGATCTCGCTTACAGAGACCGAGATACAGGCCAAGGCTGGAAAGGTGATTGGCCGTCAACCGGCGACCGGATCACTTACGGCAGGTACGCTGGTCAGAAGCTGACCGTTAATGGAGTCAAGTTGATTCTTTTGAACGACGACGAAGTTACGTCTGTTGTCCCGGAAGATGTCACTTTGACGACTTATGTTGATTGAGGAGGCAGAAATGACTGATGATGACAATCAGGCTGCTATTGAGCAGGTAGAAGAAGAAATCAAGGAGACGATGCGTAAAGCCAAGTCTTCTGAGGACTTCGAGATTGAGGTTGTGGACGATAATCCAGAGCCCAAGAAAGAGGTTGAAGCTGAAGAGCCAGAATATGGCGAGAAAGTCCAGAAGCGGATCAAGAAACTAGTTGATCAGCGTCGTGAAGCAGAGCTCCAGACCAAGCAGTATCAGGATCAGGTTGCACAGCTGCAGTCTCGTCTTGAGAGGCTTGAGCAAGGCTCTGCCAAAACTGCGCGAGATCAAGCTGAGCATGCTTTCCAAAACCGATATCAGCAGACTCGTGCCGCATTGGCCAAGGCTGTTGAGGAGGGCGACACCTCGGCACAGCTTGAATTCACTGAACAGCTTGCGGATATGCGTGCAGCCGCACGTATCGCAGAACTTCAGCGCTCTCAGGCTGCACAACAGGCTTCTTCTCCGACAGTTGGCCGTGCACAGCAGGCTGCTCAGTCCCCTGCGCCAAAAAAGGCGATGGACTGGTGGCAGAAAAACAGGTGGTTCAACTCTGCTGGTTATGAGCGTGAAACCGCCGCTGCTCGTGCGATTGATGTTCAGTTGGATGTCGAAGGATACGACAAGAATTCCGACGAATATTACGAACTGCTAAATAATCGTTTACAAAAAGTGTTTCCTGAGCTAAACTCAGAGAGCGATGTCGCTAAGTCACGACCAAAAAGCAGATCACCAGTAGCGCCAACTGCAGGCGGGTCAACTTATAAAGGCAATCGCATTCGGCTCTCACAGGACCAGTTAAGGATGGCGCGTGAGCTTGGAATCAGCGATGAAAAAAGCCTCAAACAGTACGAAGCTGAAATTCGTCGTCAGAATAGGAGCTAACAATGTCTGAAAAACGTAATGTCCGAGCAGCCGAAACTCGTGGTGAAGTGCGCAATGAGGATTCTCGTCCGATGACCGCATGGAAACCACCTTCTCTGTTGGACGCACCTGATCCCCGTCCTGGGATGGTCCAACGGTGGATAGCTACCTCGATTCAGGGTAAGGAGACTCCAGACAACGTGTATAAGCGTATGCGCGCTGGATGGAACCCTCGCCCTGCTGACTCGGTGAAAGATAAGAGATTCCCAACTATCAATCACGGGCAGTGGGCAGGTTCAATCGGAGTTGAGGGCATGATCCTTTGTGAGATGCCTGAAGACCAGTTTCATTCTATGAAGGACTACTACCGTGGTCGTAGTGATGAGCAGAATGAATCTCTTCCGAGCGAGCTTGATGCGATGGCTAGGACTGGGGGAATTCCAATCCATCAGGATCGGAAGACTACCACTAGCCGTGGCCGAGACCTCTCGGTCATGGATGATTAACCAACTTTATGAGGTGAAAAAATGGCAAACGTAGATGCCGCTTTCGGGTTCGTCCCGGTTCGCCACATGAGCGGTTATGCGCCCCGCGCCAATAAGTACACGATTACTTCCGGCCTCGCCGAAAACATCTTCAATGGTGATGCGGTCATCCTCGCTGCGGATGGCACGCTTCAGCCTGCAGGTGCTACTGAGGTCAATGTGATTGGTGTCTTTGGTGGGTGCTCTTACACCGCTGCTGATGGCTCTTATGTGTACAGTGAATACTGGCCCTCCGGCACGACCGCTACGGATATCATTGCTTATGTTTATGATGATCCGTACATCGTGTTCAAGGTTCAGTCCGCTGGCACCCCTGCTCAGACGAATATCGGTAACTGCGCCGATATCGTTGCTGGCTCGGGTTCCACGAACACTGGGCAGTCTGGCTTTGAAATCAGTGGAACGATGGCTGCTGGCACCGCCCAGTGCAAAATCGTTGCTCTGTATGATTCGCCAGAGAACAGCTTCGGCGCGAATGCTGTGATGGAAGTGCTTATCAATGAGCACCTCCTCAAAGATTCCGCTGGCATTTAAGGGGATTTGAACCATGGCTATGAATAGAGCACAATTTGCTAAAATGCTCGAGCCGGGGCTCAACACCCTTTTCGGTCTCGAGTACGACCAGTATCCGCCTGAATACGCTCCGGTGTTTGAGGCGAATACTTCCCAGAAGGCTTTTGAGGAGGATGTCCTGCTCGAAGGCTTCGGCAACGCCCCGGTGAAGAACGAAGGCGCGGCCATCTCGTATGATTCGGCTTCCCAGCAGTGGACTGCTCGTTATCAGCACGAGACGATCGCTCTTGCGTTCAGCATCACCGAGGAAGCTGAGGAAGACGGCCTCTATGGCTCCATCGCCTCTCGTTATACGAAGGCGCTGGCCCGCTCCATGGCTTCGACCAAGGAGATCAAGGCAGCTAACGTCCTCAACAATGCGTTCACTGGCTCTGGTGTAACTGGTGGTGACGGTGTCACCCTCTGTAACACCGCTCACCCGACCCGTTCGGGCAACCAGTCGAACACGCTGACGACTGCAGCTGACCTCTCGGAGACGTCTCTTGAGCAGATCCTGATCAACATCGCTGACATGAAGGACGATCGCGGTCTGCGTATCGCCGCTCAGGGCACGATGCTGGTTATCCCGACTGCCTACACCTTTGTGGCAGAACGGCTGCTTGAGTCGCAGCTCCGCACGGCGACGGCTGACAACGACATCAACGCGATCCGCTCCGGTGGCTACTTGCCGCAGGGCTATCACGTTATGCGTCGTCTGACCGATTCGGACGCTTGGTTTGTTAAGACCGACGTTCCGGATGGTCTGAAGCACTTCCAGCGCTCTCCTCTGAAGAAGGGCATGGAAGGCGATTTCGAAACTGGCAATGTCCGCTACAAGGTGCGCGAGCGTTATTCGTTCGGCTTCACCGACTGGCGCGGCATCTTCGGTTCCGAAGGCGCTTAATGATTTGGGGGAGGGGTTCGCCCCTCCCTCTCATCTTCTGACTGCTTAGGCAGACACTAGCCACGACAGGAGAATGAAATGGCTCGCTCTACTTTTACTGGACCTGTTAAGTCCAACAATGCTTTTGAATATCCCGTGGTCCTGACTGCGGATCTTCCTGCAGCTGCAGACACCACAGTTGGCACGGTTTACATCATCAGCGACAATGGTGCTGGCGATAACGAATACTGCCTAGTTATCAACACTGGTGCTGCTTGGGTCACTGCCGTTGGTGCTGCACTGTCTTAATAGGAGGGTGATCAATGGCTGACATCGTATCAACGACGACGATAGCCGACAACCCTCGCGAAGCTGTGCTTGCTTTTCAATATCAGTATGTTGACACTGGTAACGAAAGCGCAGTCACCAAGATTGATGTGTCGTCTCTCGTAAAAAGTTCAAACGGCGACACATGCACTGGCGTCAGAATACTTGAGTGCTGGTGGGTCCTGCATGGAATGACGGTTGAGGTTCTGGCTGATGCCACAACTGACATCATCATTATGCATCTTGCAGAGAACCAGCAAGGTTATCACGACTTTGAAAAGTTCGGGGGACTTCCTTCGAGCTCTTCTTACGGAACAAGCCCGAATGGTGATATTAAATTCACCACCACTGGGGCTGGCGCTGTTGGTGATGCCTATCAGGTCGTTCTGAGGGTTGCCAAAGAGTATTAAGGAGACGATCGAATGGCTCAAGTTTCGTCAATCAGCAGGGTTGGCACAACGGAGCCATTCGAGCTCCAAATTTCTCGTGGCCAGATACCTTTCCATAAAACTGTCTTCAAATTCGGCTACAACGCTGTTGTCGGATCCACCAAGGAAACCATCTGGGAGCAGGGCGGTTTATACGCTTATCCCGCATCAGCCACAGTAATGACTGTATCGAGCAGTTCAGCTAATGACACTGCCGCAGGCACAGGTGCGCGAACATTAGAAATTTTTGGCCTAGACGCCGATTACAACGAAATAAACGAAGTTGTCACGCTGAATGGGCAAACTGCTGTTAACACCACAAAGTCTTACCTCCGTATAAATCGAGGCATTGTTCGCAGTGCAGGCAGTGGAGGCGCAAACGCGGGCACGCTTTACGCAGGAACAGGTACGGTCACATCTGGGGTTCCAGCTAATATTTATCTTAGCATCAATGGTGATGGTGACAACCAAACATTGATGTGTCTTTGGACAGTTCCTGCAGGATATACAGCATTCCTTACAAAAATGGCTTTGTCCACAGGCACATCTACTGCAACCAAAGCTCTCTTAAATGCTCGTCTTGTTGCTAGGCCATATGGAGAAGTCTTCCAGATAAAGGAAAGGTTTACTCTTACAGATGGCGCACACGAACAGTTTTATACTTTTCCATTAAGGTTCACAGAAAAAACAGACTTAGAGATGAGAGCATTTTCTTCTTCGGGGTCGGTTGACTTTAATGTGTCCTCGTCAATGGAGTTTGTTTACATAAAAAATGACGGAGTGACATGATGGCAACTTCCGGCACAGTTAATTTCCGGCTAAATGTCGAGCAAATTATAACGGAGGCGTATGAGCGTTGCGGGATCGACAACGAGACCAGAACAGGCTATCAGGCTGTTTCTGCGCGTCGCAGCCTAAACCTTTTGTTCAGCGAGTGGGCAAACAGAGGCATAAATTACTGGGCTGTTCAGAACAACACTCTTTCGCTTTCTTCCGGAACGACGACTTATACACTCCCAGCAGGCACGATTGATCTGATAGATGTCGTTGTAAGAGAAACAGTTGGCGGTACGACGTCTGACACAGTCTTGCAACGAGTAAGCATCGCAGACTACAACCAGCTCCCAGACAAAAGCTCTTCTGGCAAGCCAAGCCAATACATGCTTGACAAACAGTACACCCCGGTCATGTATGTCTGGCAAGTCCCGGACAGCAATGCTTATAGCTTGGTTTATTGGTCAATAAATCAGATCGAAGATATTAATGCAAGCAACCAAGATGCTGACGTTCCCTACCGTTGGTCTGATTGTATCTGTGCTGGACTAGCGAGCAAGTTGGCTATGAAGTTCGCACCAGACAGGTATCAACTTCTTGATCAAGTTTACGAGCGTTCGTTTGAATTAGCGGCTGCAACGGACAATGATGGTGTTACGCTCCGTCTGCGTCCAACAGGAATGAGCCTGAATTAATGGCATCTCGTCGGGCATCAGGGAAAAAATCACAGGCTATAAGTGATCAGTCTGGATTTAAGATTCCTTATAAATCCCTCAAGACAACTTGGGAGGGATATCGCGTTGAGCCCGAAGAGTGGGAACCGAAGCACCCACAGCTAACTCCTGCCAAGAATGTAGTCGATGCAACTGCACTCTTTCAGCCTCGTCCAGATAACGATCCTGAGAATGTAGAGATATCCATCGGGTATACCTACGACTTCATGCTTGACAGGAACCAGCGCCCCGGAGTTGGCGTCGCTGGAAAAGGAACAACTGGCTTCATAGATTATATTCGCTATGATTACATTTTCAATGTCACAGGTGCCTCGGGAACAGGCGCAGTCGGAACAGTAATAATTTCAGACAATGAAGATGTCGTTGTTACAGGGGTAGCTGGCACTGGCACAACAGGAACAGAAGCAAGTGCCAGTGAAGCAATTGCCACAGGTGTAGCTGGCACTGGTGCTTTCAACGAACAAGGTGGGATAACATTCACAGCACAAAATGGTGCTCAACTTTCCACAGCACAACAAAAATTTGGAACTGCCAGTCTGTTGCTTGATGGCGTTGATGATAGCGTAGTTTCTGACCAGACATATAATTTTGGCTCAAATGTATTTACTGTAGATATGTGGGTTCGCCCAGCTAGCGGAACACAAGATGAAGTATTCTTTGATAGCAGAGACTCAACATCAAATGATGCAATAGCTCTTCGCCAAGCGAATGACAATTTATTGGTTTTAAGAGGGAATGTAACGCTATTCAATATAAATAATGTATTCTCTGCTAACACATGGGTTCACATAGCTGTCGCTAGGGGCAACCCATTTAGCAATACTTATTCAGTTTATGTAAATGGAACAAAAGAAGGTTCTACAACATTTGGTGTGACAGCAACCGCCGCAGACATACATATTGGCTCTGATTTCAATGGCTCTAATAATTGGGCAGGATACATAGACGAACTAAGAATTTCAGACATTGACAGATATTCAGGCACATCTTTCACAGCACCATCGACACCTTATAATCCTGATCCAAACACAGTTGCGCTATTGCATTTTGATGGGGTGGATGGATCAACATCAATAGTAAATAGCACAGGCACTTCTGTATTCGAGGCAGACGCCAATCCTTCCGGACAGGCAGGAACAGCTGCAGTAGGAACTGTTACATTCTTCATAACCACTGATGCCCCAGTCACAGGCGTAGCAGGAACAGGCGCAATAGGCACTGAAGTTCCTGAATCCGAAATAGCTGAAACAGGCGTAGCAGCCACTGGCGCAATTGGCTCTGAATCACTTGAAGCAGATATCGGTGCAACAGGGTTGGCTGGCACTGGCGCAGTCGGAACTAAGTCGCTTGAGGCAGTTATTAATGAGACAGGTGTAGCAGGAACAGGTAATGTTGAAGGCTTCGGAGTTTCTGGCGACGGTAACATCCAGTTGATTGTAACAGGAATTTCAGGCATAGGTTCTACAGGCAATGTCGGTAATGAGGTCTCTGCATCTGAAGTAATTGAAACAGGCGTAGCAGGAACTGGCACCACAGGCACCATTACAGAGATCCAAGTCAATGAGAACTGGGGTGAAGGTGCTTGGGGATCTGGAGCATGGGGTGAATGATGAATTACACGACGCTCGTAGATAATATCAAAGATTTTATGGAAGACGACTCAACTGAGTTTTCTGATTCCATTGATCAGATCATTGATCAGGCTGAAGCCATGATCTTTCAGAGGCTCCCGCAGCTTCCCTGTTTCCGCCAGACATCTTCCGGGTCTCTTGTTATAGGGACTGCTGATTATACAGTTGCTAGTGCGAGGATGATTAGGCAATTTTCAGTGACCAGCTCTGGAGAAGTTTCTTACCTTGATCACAGGATTGATTCTTATCTCAGAGACTATTGGCCTAATTCAAGCACGACAGGCACCCCAATAATGTACAGCACAAAGTCTGCTGGAACATCTGGGATCACAGTTACGCTCGCACCTACCCCCAGCGCAGCATTAACTTATCAGGTTGATTTCTTTGCTCCGGGCGCAGGCATTTCTTCCGGCAATCCGAACACATGGATTGGTGATAATGCGGAGAATGTCCTTCTCTCTGCCTGCCTTTACGAAAGTTCTGCTTTTCTTAAAGCAGCAGAGACGCTAAACTTGTATAAGACTCAGTTCGACGAGTCCGTCCAGCTGTTTCAGCAAGAGATGGCTAGGAATTATACTGCTGAATACAACGGAGGCATATAATGGCCATCACTCAAGCTATGTGCACCTCTTTTAAAGAGGACCTTTTCCAGAAGGAGCAGGATCTTGATACGGATGTAATCAAGATTGCGCTTTACACTTCTTCTGCGACTCTCGATGCTTCAACCACAGCATACACCGCAACCAACGAAGTCTCCGGCACTGGCTACAGCGCTGGTGGCGTAACCCTGACTGGCGCGACTATTGGGACTAGCGGAACAACTGCCTATGTTGATTTCGATGATCCTGAGTGGACTTCTGCGTCGTTCACGGCTCGTGGTGCTCTGATTTATAACAGCACTGCTTCAAACCAATCTATCGCTGTTCTTGATTTTGGTGGCGATTTCACTGTTTCTTCCGGCACCTTCCGAATCGTTTTCCCAGCTGCGGGAGCGACGGCAATCATCCGGATTGACTGAGGATTTAAACCATGCCCAGCACATACGTCAATGACCTACGTCTTGAGGAAATGGCCACTGGCGAGAAGTCAGGGACGTGGGGGACAATCACAAACACTAACCTAGAGCTGATCGCCTCAGCATTTAGCTACGGGACTGAGAATTTAGCTTCTGACGCAGACGCAACCATCACAATGTCGGATGGTAGTGCTGATGAAGTTAGGTCCATCTATCTTAAAATTACGTCTGGTGTTTCTCTCACGACGACCCGGACGATAACTCTCGCTCCAAATACGGTTTCTAAACTTTGGATCATCGAGAATGCCACGACTGGTGGTCAGTCTATTTCTATTAGCCAAGGCTCAGGAGCAAATGTAACTGTCCCTAATGGTGGTAACAAAATCATCGTTACAGACGGTGGTGGTGCAGGCGCAGCTGTTTACGATGCTCTCGCAGACCAAGACGTTGATATTACGAGTGGCACAATCGTCGGGATCACAGACCTCGCGGTAGCCGACGGCGGTACAGGTGCTTCTGATGCTGCTACTGCACGCACAAACCTTGGTCTTGGGACCATCGCTACTCAGAACTCCAACAGCGTATCCATAACTGGTGGCTCGGTAACTGGAATTACAGATATTACGGTAGCTGATGGTGGTACAGGCGCAAGCACCGCCTCCGGTGCCCGCACGAACCTTGGCGTGGCCATTGGTTCTGACGTTCAGGCGTATGACGCCAATAACGCGGTAACCGACGCTGCTCAGACGTTTACGGTCAGTCAGCGTGGAACTATCACGACTGACAATGATTTGTCGTTCAATCAGAACACCACGAACAACTTCAAGTGTACCCCCACCGGCTCCGGTACGTTGACGTTCACCAATCACACCGCTGGGCAGTCCGGCAACATCCTACTGATTAACAGCGGCGGTCACGCGATCAGCCTCGCGGCGACGACCAAGGGCGATGCCAACTTGGCCACGACGATCAGCACCGCTGGCACATATTGGCTCTCGTATTACGACGACGGGACCAATGCTTATGTCACCACCAGCGCGGCGTTTGCGTAATGTCGATCATTCAGGGCAACACTAAGGTATCTGCTGCTGCTGGCGGTTACACCATCG